TGCCCCAGGCTGCTTCGGGGCTGTGCCTGAACTTGTTGTTCAGGTGCTCAGACCACGTCTGCAGAGCGTCGCGTGGTTCCTCGATCGTGGTTGTGGTTGGGTCGCCAACGCTGATGAGGAGTGTGTCCTCAATCAGGTTGTGCTCTGGGCGGGTGATGAGCAGCTCGTCCTCATCCTCCGGGTTTTCTTCCGTGCGGACACGACTGTCGTTGAGAAGGCTCCAGAACCCGCCGAGTTGCACGGCGTACAGGCCGTTCTCGAATCGCGTGTTCTGCACGACGCCGGCCCACCACGTGACGGGCGCTTCGGGCGTGTCGGTGGCTTGGAGTGCGAATGCGAGGGCGTGCCCGTACGGGACTGCACCGGTTTCGGCTGGGAATAGGGCGGTGGCGGTGAGGCACGCGCCAAGGCCGTTGAACGTGGCTTCAAGGCCCACCGGTTGGGGTGCGTCCTCGGGCCCGAGAAGTTCCTCAAGTTCTCCTTCAGCGTTTTCGGCGAGGAAGGTGGTGAGGAGCGGGTTGCGTATTTCGTGGGTTCGGCCGGTCCATTCGGGGAGTGCCCAGCCGCTGCCGGTCACGCCTCGCTGGCCGGGCTGCGGCGCGGCGTCGACGGGTGGGCCGTACGTGGCGTCGGTGAGGACGAGGCGGAACGTGGCGCGACCCACGCGGGGCCACCGTGGGATTTTGTCCCCTGCGGGTGTTGCCCCGCTGATGGCGGTCACGGCAGTTGTGACGTTGTCACTGAGGGCGGTAGTACGAGCCTCACCGTCGACCACCCACTCCGCTGGTGGGGGCGTGTCGGTGGGAATGGGGGAGTTCGTCGGGGGGAGTTGAGTTCCTTCGGGCGTGTTGCGGGCGGTTTGCACGGCGAATTGCAGGCCGACGCTGCCGGGGTAGTACACGAACGGGTCCGCCTGGGGGAGATAGTGCGTTCCGCTGCTGCCTCCTGACCCAGAAGTGGCTGTCCACGCGGTGATGGCCATGCCGTCCACAACGGGCCCGAAAACGAGGTGCTGGGCCACGCCACGGTGTGCTGTCATCACGCCCGCGAGGGCAACGTTGTATTCCTTTTCGGGGTGGCTGGCCACGCGTTCGGACACGGGGATTGCGACTGAGGTTGGTTCGTTCCCCAGGGCGACACGGCGTAGGACCATCACGTGGGGGATGCCGAAGTTTTCAACGGCGTTCCGGTTCGTGGGGCCGCCACTGTACGCGATTGTCCACCCGGGCGGGGGGCTGTACCGGTACTCCCGGGCGAGGACGAACTGGGGCCACACCAGCTCGTCGTAGCGGGGGCGGGCGATTGTGATGACTAGGTGCAGCACGTCACCCGCCTGCAGACCCGTTGGGTAATCGATGGTGAGGGAACCCGTGGTGGCGTAGGTTCCCTCCGCGGCCGCCGCGGTGGCGCCAACTAGTGTGATTGGCATGTCTTAGTACCTCTGGTTGGCGAGTTGCAGGCCTCGGACGCCACTGTCGAACGTGGTGACAGCCCGAGCGAACCGCGTCGTCTGCTGCTCCGTGGAACGCGCCTGTTCAGTAGTCGTGTCCCGCAGTGTTTGGTTCAGCCGCTGGATTTCCCGTTGCAGCGCTTCTATCTCGGCGCTCACCATGGGGCCAGCGATACGGTCGAGCCTGCCCGGTCGCGCTCGGAGGTCAACCTGTCGGGCGCGAAGTTCCTCGAGGCGTTCCTGGGCTGCGCGGATCGCGTCTCGGCCTTCCAGGCCAGCGGTGACGCTGCGAGCAAGGTCGTCAGGGTCGAACGCGCCTTTAACGATTGCGTCACCAGCGCCCTTGAGGGCACGGCCGAGTGTTTCAACCGCAGCGACAGCACGTGGTGTGCCTGCCTCGACGCCCCGGGCGAGGCCTTCGGTAATGTCCATGCCGAAGCCGTGGAACACCTTGGAGGGGCTTTCGATGCCGAGGAGGTTCTTGAAGCCGCTGATGATGCTGCTGCCGACGCCTTTCACGGCGTCCACAGCGTTTGTGACCATGCTTTTCACACCGTCGATGAGGCCGGTGATGAGGTCTTTCCCGAAGTTCAGGAACTTCTGCGGCAGGCCGCCGAAGAATGTGTTGATGGTGTCCCACCAGCTGGTGATGACGTCCCGCGCGGCGTTCCATGCGCCACGGAAGTCACCTCGGAAGAGGCTGGTCACCATCCGAATGACGTTGCTGATGGTTTCCCGCATGCCTTGGAAGACGCGTTGCACGTGGTCCACGCCACGGGAGAACACGCTCGTGATGGTGTCCCACGCTCGTGTGAGGGTGTCGCCGATGCTGTTGAACGTGTCTCGAATCCAAGCGCCAGCCGCAGTGAAGGCGTCTTTCACGGCGTCCCACACTTTCAGGGTGGCTGTGCGGATGCCGAGGAAGTCGGTGGTGAACACGTAGATGAGGGCTGTGATGACGCCAATGATTATGCCGACGGGGCCAGTCAGCAGTGTGAATGCCGTACGGATGGCTGTGAGCATGCCCGGTACGAGCCGGAGGAGGGGCAGCAGGTTCTTCGCCGCGCCAGCGAACGAACCAATAGCCCAGATGACCGGGCCGAGGGAAGCGAGGAGGCCTCCCAGGACGGTAGCAATCTTAAGGACCCAGGGGTTGAGTTCACTCAGGTTCTGGATCCACCCTGCGAGGAGCTTCAGGAAGCTGGTGGCTGCGTCGAGGAGGCCGCTTTCGGCGATGCTGATGAGGAGTGCTTCACCGGCGCTTTTGAAGAGGCGCATGGCACCGGTGAGGCCTTCCATTTGCACGTCAGCGACTTCTTTGGCGCGTCCGCCACTGTCGTGCAGGGCGCTGGTCAGGTCGGTGAGGGCTTCGCTGCCTTGACTGACGAGGGCGGCCATGGCAGGGCCGGCACGCTGCCCGAAGATTTCCATGAACATGCCAGCGTCGTCAGCGTGGGGAGTGAGGTCCGTAATTATCTCATCGAGTGGCTTCAGTCTGCCTTCAGCGTCCGTGAAGGAAAGGCCGGCGGCTTCCATGATGCCGGCAACCTTCGAAGTGGGGTTCAGCATGCGCGTGATTGCGCCTCGGAGGCTCGTGCCCGCCATAGACCCCTGGATGCCGGCGTTACCCATCAGGGCGATTGCTGCGGCGGCATCTTCGAAATTCACGCCAGCTGCGGACGCTACAGGCCCCGCGTACTTCATTGCCTCGGCGAGCTGCGGCAGGTCCGTGTTTGCGTTCGTGAACGCCTGGACGAGCACGTCCGTGGCGTGGGTGAGCTCGTCAATTTCCATGCCGTAGCCGGCCATGATGTTCGTCACAATGTCCGCGGCGGACCCCATGTCGAGCTGGGCGGCGGCGGCCAGCTGGAGCGTGTCGGGCATGGCGCCGAGAATGTCGTCCGTTTTCATGCCGGCCATGGCCAGGAAGTTCATCGCGTCAGCGGCTTCACTGGCACTGAACTGCGTCGTTGCGCCGAGCTCCCGGGCCTGCTCCCGGAGGGCTTCCAGCTCGTCACCGGTCGCGCTGCTTACAGCGGCCACTTGGTTCATTGCGGCTTGGAAGTCCCCGCCTGCCTTGAGTGCGCCGACGCCGACTGCGATTAGGGGTGCGCTGACGTGCGTGGTGAGGCTCCGTCCGGCGTTGCTGAACGTTCGTTCAATCCCGCCGAGGCGCTGCTCGGCTTGGCTCAGGCCGGCGTTGAACTCGTCAGCGTTGAAGCCGAGTGTGGCGAACACTTCAAACACGTTCACAGTGGATGGGCCTCCTCTCTGGTCAGGCTTTGATGGGTGGCCTGTAGAACCGGCCGAGGCGCTGGCGGACTTCGTTCACAGCCCGCTCAGTTCGCACAGCCGCGCGGTCTTTCGGTTCGGGCGTGAACACCTGCACGACACGCCGACGCAAGTACGCTTTGAACGTCTCGTTCTTCTTGCCAGCCCCGTGCAGGAAAAACTCCTGCGACGCCTGGTCGTGCGCCAGCTCCTGGTGAATCACGCGAAGCATCTGCACGAACCTCGCGTACGGAATCTCGGTGAGAATGCGGTGGTCACTCCACCCGGGGAGTTCGTGCCTGCGGATCAGGTGGAGGCTTCTTGCGAGCGCGTCTGCATCTCGGGGAGTTTCCGCATCAGGACGCTCGCGCGGACGAAAAAAGCCTTCACATCCTGATGCTCCACGAGCGCTTCGATGATGTCGATTTCGCTGCCCATGGGGAACACGTCCGGATCCTGCAACTCGGCCGGGGTCACGCCTACGATGCCAGCGAGGAGCTCGAGGACAATCTTTTCCGCGCTCATCATCCCCGCGAGAAGCAGCGTCCCAATCTGGGCGGGGTCGTTCATGTCGGCCTGTTGGCCGCTGCGGCTGAGCGTGGCCGCGCCGATGCTGACGATTCGGGCGATGGCGAACGTGTCCTTAATGCCGAGCCGGCGCAGCTGATACGTTTTCTCGTTGATGGTGATGGTCGGGGCGCTGCCCAGCACGGGGTCGTCGCCGGTCGTGTGCGGGTTAACGTCGTTGCTCATTTGCTCTCCTGAAGGTCCATAAAATAGGGAACGCCCGAAGGCGCGGGGGGCCTCCGGGCGTACTGGGGTTTGGGTTGTCAGGCGGCGTCAGTAATCAACCGCAGGTAGCGTCTTGACTGGGCCAAAGTCGTCGGAGACGGTCAGTGTGCCGTCAGTGTTGACAGCGTAGAAATCACGGTTGTCAACGGAGTTGTTCTCGTCGAGGGTCGCGATGTGGGGCTTGACGTGGCCGGAGTCGAAGACCGTAATCAAACGGGTAGTGCCCTCGGCTTCGCAGAGGATGGTGACGTTTCGCCACTGCTCCACAAGCCCTGCAGGGTAGTCAGTGTCCCGCCAGACGCCAGTGACCGCACAGCCAGGCGGAACTTCCTTCAACGCTGCAGCAACGTAATCAGGGCTGCGCTGCGATTCAACGTAGATCCAGATTCCCAGGGCAATGAGGACGGCCCAGATTGCGAGTCGTACTATCGGGTTTTTCAGCATGCCCTGAGAGTATCAGGACGCACTAACAAGACGCTTAATCGCCGCCTGCTGGTGCGGGGGGCACGTACACGCGCCAGGGCTCTGCGGCGCCGACACCGGCGAACGTACCAACGAACGTGACGTCCGTTGCTACTTCGTCTTTGTCTTCCGTTGCGAAGTCGGGGCTTTCGAGGACGAGGGCGTTTTCAACGACGAGGACAATGAAGCTACCCTCCGCACCGTACGTGGTGATTAGGGCCACGTTGTCAACGTACGTGCTGCTGGTGATGGGGCCGCCGGTGATTTTCTCAAACGCGCCAGCTTCCTCAACCACAGCGCCCGGGAATTGGCGTTGCAGGTTCTCGATCGTCTGCTCGAGGAGCGTCACGGCGAGAGTGGGGCGGACGGTGGTTCTGCGGAGAAGGCCTTTGGTTGGGCCGAGCTGGCCGTCTGCCTCGATTTCGCGGAGTTCTCGGCCGGCGTTGAATGTTGCTCCGCCGCGGGTGGCGCCGATGGGGATGGCGTTTTCGATTGCGTCGGCGATGGCTTCGTCCATGCTGGTGGCGGCTTCGAGTGCTTCAAGGTCGATGTTGAAGTACACGGCGCCAGCGTCGAGGATGAGGCTGCGGAACGTGTCGTCCGTCAGCCCATGAAGTCCTTGCGGCATACTATTTTCCTTTCTGGGCCAGCATGTTGCTGACCTCACCGCTACGCGCGTAGCGGACTTGGAAGGTGAGGGCGAGGGTCATCACGTTGCGGTCCTCGTTTGGGAGTTGCGCGTCTGAAGCGTGCCAGAGGCGCAGGGCACCCTGACCAGGCACCGTGAACCGGGCGCCGTCGAGAATCGCCATGAGGCGTGCCCTGACAGCCCAGACGCGCGTGAAGCTGGTCCCGTAGTCCCACACTTCGAGCGTGTAACTTGCTGGGCGCGTGGCGCGGTCCACACCATCAAGCGTGTCCAAGCGGTGCACCAGGAACGGCCACAGCGTGTCAACGGGAACTTTCAGGAGCGGACCAGCGTACTCCGCACCCATGAGGGCGTTCAGCTCGGTGTCGCTCCTGAGGGCGTCCCACAAACGCGTGATGACAGCCTGGGTGACGTCCATCAGACTTCCCAGTCGCCTTGCACGATTTGGAGGAGTTCCGGCTCAGCGAGCTTCACGGCCGGCTCCAGGTGCTTACGGTTCAGGTTCGTTTCAAGGTAGCGGGCGTACGGTAGTTCACTGCCGACCTTCACACTGAAGTGCGGACTCTGGCCTTCCACCGGGCCGACCTTGTAGGAGCGTCTGAGGTCGCCTGTGCGTGATGCGGGCGGCTCACCCGGGGAGCTGGCGCGGTACATGCGTTTCGTGCCGGGCACCTGGTACCAGCGGCCGCCACGCTCACCGACGAGGACTTCCGTCAGCAACTTATCCCGCACCGTGTGGCCCATCGCGGACACCTTCCGCTTCAAGGCTTTGTCAACCACGCCGAGGAGCACGTCAGCGTGGCTGACGACTTTGACGCTCATCGGTTGTTTACGTTTCGCCATCGTTCAGCTCCCTGCACGCAATCGTCACGAACCGCCCAGCCTGGTCACTGTCCCGCGGTGGCGCGACCGGCTCCAGAGTGCGGGTGCCGAAGGTGAAGCGCGTCCCACCAAGGGAAAGGCTGGGGCCAGCTCGGAGGGTCACTTCGTGCGTGACGTTCGTGTAGCCGGCTTGCGCGTACCTGGCTGAGCCTGACGGGCTTGGTTGGGCGATGTTTGCCCACACGCTCTGCTCGTCGGTCCACGTGTCTTCGTACCCGCCGGGCGTGATGGCCCGCTCAGCGGCTTGGATGGTGATGCGCTGTCGGAGGCGACCAGGATTCACAGGCACGGGCTTTTTCTCCTCTCAAAGTAGGGTGCGAGGCGCGGGTAGCGCATCTTGTAAGTCGCGAGCCGCGCTCGGCTTACATCCCAAGGTGCGTATCCGGGAACATGGGCCATCGTGAATGCTTCCGCAAACGCTTCGAAAACATTCGTCGCCGCGTAGCCGGTTACCGGTTCTGGAGCTGGCGGGAATCCGAGGCGCTCATGGAGAATGTGGCCTAACTCATGAATCACAACCCAAGGAGATTCAACCTCGGGCAGCACAATAGTGGCCTGGCGTTCGTTGCGTGGTCGATGCGTTAAGTGTTCTGGGTATACGACGTGGGCGGTGCTGGCGTAGTTACGGCCGTCATCTGAGCATGTGAAGTCGTGCAGGCCTGCGAACACGGGGTCCACACCGCAAAAGAAGGGAACGGCGCGCAGTTCATCACTCAGCCAGGTCGGGAGGGCGTCCAACGCTGTACTGATGCTGGTCGCGTACCCCTTCCCGACGAGACGGCGCATTCAAAGTCCGGGGTTCAGCCGGTACGGCCTGATGAGGCTGTAGTCGAGCGCACCGGCCTGCTGACTGCCGACGCTCCGCCCGTAATCCACCGTTCCCGCACCCGGAACAGTGTCAGCAACAACGTTCTCAACCCGCTGCTCGTACAGGAACGCAACGCGCCTGAGCACCCACGTCTTCACGTCCGCTGGAATTTCCTGCGGCACGCCCAGTTGGTCTTCGAACGGGTTGTTCAGGAACCGGTCGGCACTCTGCTTCGCACTCTCGATGAGATGCGCAATCAGTTCGTCCTCGTCGTCGTGATCCACTTGGAGGTGCAACTTGGCTTCCTCGCGGGTGACAACGAGGCGGTCGGTGACAGCGGTGTTCACTTGCCTGCCAGTGCCTTATCAAGAGCCGCGCGACCGTGGTACTTCTCGCCGTTGAGTTCGTACCAGCCGCCGCCGAGTTCCACCACGCCCGTCGTCTCGCTCGGCCCTTCGAGGGCCTGCGTTTCACGTGGTTGCACGGTTTGCGTGGCCCGGACTTGCGTGGCCCGGCCGCGCTGCAGAAGAAACTGCGCTTGAGCGCGAGTCGCCGTGAACTCCTCCCCAACCGCGATGGTGCCGATGCCGTTCAGGTGGAATGCTCGGGTGGCTCGTAGCGTTACCCTGCTCATCCTCATCTCCTTTCCATCAGTTCACAAAATAAGAGGCAAGCCCCAGGGTTTGCGGCCTAGGGGCTTGCCAAGGAATCACGCTGTGCGGGGGTTAGTCGCCGTCCGTGTCGAGTTCACCTTTCACGAATGCGCGGGGCAGTTCAGTCGTGAAGATGAGGTCTTCCTCCCCGCGAATTGCGACGCGGTTCTTGATGAAGTCGTCGTTCACGTAACCCACGTCAATGCGGGCGGCGTACGTGTCCCAGAGGTTCGCGCCGATGCTGAAGTCGCCCATGAGGAACTCGCCCTCGTTGATTGCCGGGGTTTCCACCACCGGGACGCGCCACAGGCGGGGCACGCCACCGTCCGTG